TTGATAGTTCATTGGCATCAATAAACATGCGCTGTAGTTTGTTCAGCGCCTTGTTCATATTTCCTAGAAGAAAACCGAACCCAAGCCCATAAAACCCATCAGGATTGGGCAAGAATTGATAATGAGTGAAATACTCAATAGGTTCTTTGTTGTTGACTGGCATACCAGTCTCATCAACCTCATAGCGAACTTGCAACCGAAGAACCTTACGACTGTTCCGGTCGATCCAGATAATATATGGCTCAAGGATACCATCACCATCAAGGTCAATCAGCGTGTGTTGTTCAAGGATGCAGCATGGTTTGTCAGATACCAACTGCGTGTCGTTCTTCCTCAGCCCCTCCGCATCATCGGCGGCGGCCTGCATTTGGCTAGAGTCATAGTCATTATATGTAGTTCCCTCGTCAACAAACCATCCTGATGCTTGCAGGATTTTTGTCTCGTTGACGGACATCCACTTAACATGTGTCTTGCGCTCTACATCTTCTAGTCTTCGAGGACCAACACCATAAGGAACAACCAAGTCTTGCGCTCTAACGCGCTCTATAATTACCCTACCGCGTATTGGAGAGAAATAAGTTTTAGTAAAATCGCTACCATGAATAGCGACAGCCAAAAACATCTGGGACTTATTAATCTTGTAAGTCCTGTCAAGAACCCCAAGCTGATAAGACATATGACGCCCGACACGTTCTGCCCTAGCTCTAGCATCTGGATTCCCCTGTCCTACTGGAATTGCATCAATGAAGTAACGATTAGGAAAAAACGCTTTGTAACTGCGAGACTGGAACTGGTTTACAGCCTCAGCCAATACAGGCAGCGACTCTTGGCTAGACCCCTGCCACGGAGGATTGTCAGACTCATCTTCCTGATAATAGAGTTTTAGCCATTTTGTATGCTTTTCTTCCCACTCTGTACGGGAATCAAGGTCTGCCTCGAAGTCTTCTACGCACTTATTGGCTATTTCTCGCAGTTCTTCTTCTTCAAGAGATGATGCAAGGTTATTATACTCTGGATTTACGTATGCAGCCTCTTGAGCGCCCTGTTCAACTTGCTCAGTTACCTCATCCTCAGCAAAATCAGCCGAAGGTTCCTGCAAGCCACTCATTAACTCCAATAGATTTTGTTCTTCGTTCATCTAGTTTTCCCTCAAAGTCTTTGGCCCATTTTTGATGCAGCTTATAGTGCCTGAACGTCCATCCAGCCAAGCCATCTCCATATATTGTAATATTAAGGGGCTTTTCACCCTTGTACAAATCGGCCAATTCCTTCGCTTGAGCCAACCATTGACCCTCGCTCCAGAAAGTGCGCGTCACAGAACGATTTCCGTATGTTTTTTCAGTAAATGTGACCTCAATATACCGTTGTTGACCATGTTCATTGAGTTCAGCCATATCTGGACGAGAAAAGCGGCATAGATCATAGCCAAAACAATGAAATTTCTGGAATCCAAGGCATTGTTGCAGCAGGCAGATACCCCTAGTGGCTGTTGCGGACCCGCCAGACACCAAAAGGTCTCCCTTCATAAGATGCTCATGCTCGCCAGCGCCAACAAATGCATGGTATCCAACTACCTTGCACCCGTTCTCGTTTAGCGTCCTAACAACAGACGGATGCACCATAGACGACACAAAGTAAATGATACTCTTGTCTGGATTTTTAACAAAAGCCTCTACGTGCGCCCTTGGATCAAGCAAAATACAAGCCCAAGGTTTAATGCCCCACTCAAGAAGACGTTCTACGGCGTGTTTTACTGCAACAATTTTAACACCACGCTCATAAAATGGTCTTATATCATCAGGGTTTAGGCTTTCACCAGCGGAACAAATAACAACTTCCTCATCGTTTTTAGCGCACACTGTTGCCCAATGACGAATTTGACCTAGATTTTCCTTAACTTGGTCTTTTATTTGCGTATCTTGCACACAATTTCGTGTTTTAACCGTCATATCAGCCAAACTCATTGGCGCTTGATGCTGTGCTAAGTTTTTTTGCATTGCTTTTGCGGGATCAACGGCTGGTTTTACGCCATTATTTACCTTCCTCTGTCCCTTACGATGCTCCATAAAGCGACCAAGCTCCGTTAACGGCCATACATGGTATCCGGGAACACCATCAGACAGATTCTTTCCGGTAATTTTTAGATTTTTTCTTACATCATCAAAAACATCGCAATCGGTCCAGCCGGAAAGCTGCAATGTCTTATCTGTGGTATAATACTCGCGCATTGCCTCAATAAGTTTCAAACCACCATTTTTTAGATCATAGGCAACAAAACCACACTCACTATGCGGTGCGTCTTTGCGGCCAAGGTAGCTAACTACTTCCTCGCTACTCGGTAGCATTTTCTTTAGATCATCAAGCGAGATCGGGCGGCGGGTAATAACATCTGCGTCAAGCCAGATAATATAGTCGTACCCTTCCATATTGGCATAAAGAGCAGCCTTGTGCAGCGCAAAAACCTTGTAACTGAACCGCTTGTATTGGAAACGGTAATTGTCTGTCTGTTGATCGTTCTCCCTGCGCTTCAAGAAGTCGATCTGCTCTTGCTCAAATACATTACCAACAAAATATGGCATATCCTTACGGACTGTATTTTTAATTGCGTTGTATAGCGTATTGTATTGCTGTTCTGGCAAGTTATCTAGCTGAATGAAAAGATTACATTCCTGCGGCCAAAATTCAGTTACCGTTGCGACCATCTCTGCTGCGCACATATTCCAATAGTCATACGGAAATGTTGTACATACTGCTATTTTCATCCTACCAAGTCTCCCATTACCATTTCTTTCACAAGTTCACCAATCGTAGTCTCAGGTCTCCATCCCAATACGGCTTTTGCCTTTGAGTTATCACCGCAAAGATATTCTAAATCATTCGGTCTGTAAAATTGCTGATCTATCTCCAACACTAATCTATCTCCTACATATCCCCTCTCATCAAGTCCAGTCCCATCAAACTCAATCTTCATACCAACAGCAGAAAATGCAGCGCACACAAATGACCTAACAGTGTGCGTCTCTCCAGTTGCCACTACATAGTCATCAGGCTTGTCATGCTGCAACATTTTATGCATTGCTTTAACGTAGTCTCTAGCATGACCCCAATCTCTTAAAGAGTTCATATTTCCAAGGCGCAGAATATAGTCCTCACCGCGCTTTATTTTTCCAACGGCCTTTGTAATTTTTCTTGTTACAAAAGATTCGTGCCGCAACTGGCTTTCATGGTTAAACAATATACCATTGCAAACAAATTGATTAGCCTCGTACCTAGCATTCACTCCAGCCCAATGAGCCGCGACCTTTGCAATTGCATACGGAGACTTTGGTTGAAGTGGGGTTTCCTCGTTCTGCTTTGTCTGTCTTGCAGCGTAACCAAACATCTCAGATGTTCCGGCCTGATAAATCTTTGCAAATGGCACTATATTCCGCGCACCATGAAGAACATTCAGGTATCCATTATAATTAACAGAGCAAGTAAGGGATGGTGTTTTAAAGCTATAACCAACATGACTTTGTGCAGCTAGGTTATAAACTTCTTGAGGGCGATACTCTTTCAAAGCCCAAGCAACAGAATCATAATCCGTTATATCTCCATCAATCAACGTAAAGCCATCTGTACCAAATACATCAAGCCTTGTTAAGTTTTCAACCGATGTTCTAGGCTTCGTAATACCAACAACATGATAACCTATATCAATCAAATGCCTTGATAGATATGCTCCGTCCTGACCAGCAACTCCAGTGATAAGGGCTGTCTTCATCTACACACCATAATTAACAGTTAGCGTTTCCTTTAGTGGCTCATGCTCTCCAGAGTCTAGATAACGATTGTAATACTTCCACCATACATCTGCGTGAATTACATCTTTGTAACCATCGAAATTTGGGCTACCCTCTGTGTAATGAATTACATCTGGTTTTATGTTTGATTTTGAAAAGCCCTCAATCCAGTTGTATGTCTCTGGTAGTTCACCAATCTGATGATCTTCAAGCCATGTAAGAGCATGAAGCCATGAACCGTCTTTTGTACTGACAAGCTCTGGTGTAAGAACCTTGTTTGCCGGATGACCACAATTGAACAACATAAAACTAGACCAGTTCTTGCGGAAATAGTTTGTCTGCGGAACGCCATCCATTTTCTTGCGGTTCTTTGGATTGTGTCTATGCTTTACAACCATTGCTGCATATTTGTCATTTGTTAGCTTGAAAAGCTCTTTGATGTCTGAGTCAAACACCATATCGCAATCCATGAACAATGCCCATCCCTCATAATTGCAAAGCTTTGGAACAAGGAAGCGTGTGTGAGAAAACTCTGTACTAAAAGGCTTTCCATCTACCAAGTCAGTAAAGTTCCCATCATATGCATTGATAAGCCAAGGACGTGAAAACAATCCCTGTCTACGCAACTCTTTATGCACTAATGGAATGATTTTTGGTTTCGTGAACGTATTAAATTCTATAGAAAACTTACAAATGTCATAGGTGATTTTTTCTCTACCGTCAAAACCTATGAATACCCTATTTTGTCCCATTTTACCTCTCCTGCTGCAATTTGTTCCAATGTAAATTGCTTATCCGCATAGAAGTCCACTAGGTCGTCGTAGTAGTAGAATTGATGGGGTCTTTTTACGGCATAGTTCTGTAGTACCCCATGTGTGTCGTAAACAGGCTTTCCTTGTGCTATGCCTTCAAGTATGCCTATCGAATTAAATGCTATCACAGCATCTACCTTAGAAACAGCGTCTTTAATGTCACCATCACCCTTATTTTTCACGAATATGTTATATGACGAAAAATCATCAGTTATTTTTGCCGTCCAATCCTCAACCGTTGTGTTGTTGAAATAGGCTGAATATGGGGATGGAGGAAGCACGAGTATATTTGAAACATCAATATCTTTCATCATCATCGGGCCTACATATTTTTCATGCATTGCATTTTTAACAATGCGATATGTGCCGTCTATCTTTTTTCTTCCGTTTTTATCTATATATTTCGCACCAAAGTATCCATTATCAACATAAAAATAATCCAACCCGGCATGAATAAGAGAATGCATTGCATTCCCACATCCCCTATGTATTCCGTAGAAAATATGTTGATCGTCAATAATTGGGCAAAAGTCTTTAATATGTTTTGATCTAACTGTATTTTTAGAGGTAATCGCCTTGCCTACCAACTGTGATAATTCGTTATCTGTGTACCAGTAAATCATGACCTTATAATATCCACCTCAGAGCATACCGTTCCGTATTGAATCTCAAGAACAAGCGTTGATTTTATTGCATAGTATTGATGCCAATATCTTTTTTGAACAACCCTGTGTTCGCCCTTTGTAACTGGTTCTTTTTTTGCGTCAACAGACTCGCTATCATAAATAAAAAATCCCTTACCTGATAGGAAACACCACAGTTCGTTGCGGTGTAGGTGTTTTTGCAATGATAAGTGCTTATCTTTTTTGAAGTACAACAACTTTACTTTAAATGTCTCGTAAGACAATAAAGTAAGATACCAGCCCCATTTACGACGACTGAACTCCACGTACCTTCCTCACCAACTCTGAACTGCTCTCTGTTTTGTCGCCGCCAATTTCGTAAAGCATTTCAACACCAAGATACCCACAAAGCTCCGCTTCTGGTGTGTTGTCTTTACCTCTGTCTCCACCCTTGGCAAAGTAGTCTGGCCTAATCTTCCTAAGCGCATCACAAACTGTTCCGTCAGAGTCATCGACTGGAACCACATCAATAACCCCCTTAATAGCACCAACAATAGATGCTCTCTGATCCCACGGCATAAATGCATAGCCCTTCTTGCGCTTTAACCATGCATCAGAGTTAAGGATAACAATTACATCACCGTATCGTGATGCGTCTAAAATGTAGTTAATGTGGCCGCTATGTAAAGGATCAAAACCTCCTGACACAGCAACTATAGGACGCTTCTTCACTTCTTCTTCCCCGTTACTTCAACAGTGTATCCAGTTGTTGCAATAAGGCGTTTTTTCTGTGCAATTGCGTACACAACATCTGCAATATCTACTTTAATAACAAAGTCAGGCGTGAACACAATTTTAAGCAGGACAACTTCGCCTTCTCTCTCAACCTTAACCTCTGCACCATATTTATTTGCAAAGTAACCCAACACTCTACGAGCATGAGCAGCGCGAAGTTTATTATATTTTTCTACGATTTTATCTTTAATTTTCTTCATTACTTGTCTCCCAGAACCAATACGATTTGCGTATAACCACCGCCCTTTACGGGGTCTTTTACAGGCAGAATTATAGCATTTTTCATGCCAGCAACCAATTTATTGCAGCCATAAAGATTTGTATCTGGCATATTGCCTGCTTCATCAGGCACATAATAGTCATCCAAGACGATCACTGTGCTGTATTTGCAGTTCTCGTAGTCGCTTGCAATCGTCTGCAAAGAGTGACCGCCATCAATGAAGCAAAAGTCTGCGCTAATCGGCTTTAGCGTCTCTCTTGTATTTCCCTTTACAAGATTAACTTCCGTAGCACCACTACCGCGCTCGATCTCCTGCCTTACCGTCTCCACAGGATAATGCGGCTTTACATTTAGTTCTTCTTTGTCTGTCGTATCATTTGCATCTTCAAATAGGTCATAGCCAAGGTAAATAACATTGTCGTTATGAGCCTTGGCCTGCTTTATCATGCGAATGGCGTTTTTGCCGTTCCATGTTCCTATCTCTGCTATGCTTTGTGGCTGGAATATGTCGATTAGTTTAAGAAGCTGTTCGTATCTGTTCATTTAACACCTCATCCATCAAAGACATTGTGTGAGAAGTACCAGTGCTGGTCAACACTAAATTCTTATCGTTATGTTTAACGTACTCAACTATCGGGTAATCATTGCCTCCGGGTGCTGTCTTGTCGCCTATATATATGAAATTATACCCACTATCGTTTAAGTATTTTGCGGCCCTCGACTTGTTCGCGCCATTACTGCATATATCTACCGAAACCTTACCTCCAGCACTTAACTCTATATTAGGATACAAGGTCTTCATTACTTCAATAAACCCGCTTCTCCAACTAGCATCATGGGCGTTTCTTTGCTCTATTGTCGCAAACCTACCAACGGGGCAAAAGTTCACAAAGCTAGGCGTTCTCCACTCTATGCTGTTGTTCTCTAGTGGCTTGTCTATCCTGCAAACAATGTCCGATGTAATTGTCCTTGGTAGCGGATCGGCCTCAACGTCTTCCCACAGCTTATATCCGTGACCATCCCTTAGCTCATGTCCATTTAGGCAAAATATTCCGGCCATCCCATGCCACTCAAGCATGTCCATAGACTTTGTAAAAGTATTTCCGGTACAGAAATATACTGGCATTTTGAATGATGCCTTAACGATCTTTGATAACATCTCCGGTCTTATCGGCTCCTGCGACTCGCAGACCACACCGTCAATGTCCAACACCAATACAGTCTTGCTCAATACCGTCCTCCCGTCTTCTTCTCTGCCCTAAGCGCCTTCTCTCTCGACTCCTCGTACTCAACAACATCCCTCTGTCGCTTTGTCCACATTACAGGGCGACTTACAAGAGCGTATCCAAACTCGTCATATACGTGGTCTTCCTGCCTTGTGTCCGGCCCCTTTTCGGGTTGCCTTTCGTCTAGTTGCAGCTCAGGTACAGTACGCCAAAAATGCACACAGTTCTCTGTCACATACACCCCCGGCTCACCCGATGATGGAGCAATGCGGCGGCGAACCTCTAAATAATTGGCTATCCTGTCCTTTTGAGACTGCTCTAATATAACCCCGTTCTTGGCGAAGTTCTCGGCTACACTCGGCCCATCATGCTGCGCCCACATTGCGGAGTCGCCAATCCTGTAGTCTATCTTCTCAACTGTCTTGGATGCCCGAATCTCCTTGAGCATATTCTTCTGACCTTCAATGTCCTTTATCATATCATCGCAGCCAGACTCTATCGCAAGTATCTTCTGCGCGACCTGCCAGCTTTCCTCCCTGCACCCCTCGTCAGGCTTGCCGTTCCATCCATAAAGCTCCCGATACCTGATAATACTGTTCTTGGGTATGATAACATCCTGATAGCTACCCTTGCCTTTGAGCGTCACATCCTCATCCGGCACGCAATACCATCCCACCGAATATGGCTTGGCCGTACCCCAATCGATAGAGACAAAGCGCGTCCAGTGCTTTGGTGGGGTAAACGATCTAATCATGTTAGTTGCGCGACTAAGCTTTTCAAATGCCGCTCCTGCAACTATATCCCAGTTACCATCTTCCATTGCCTTTACTAAATCTGGTGATCCAAGCCCTCTAACTCGCTCAAGATAAAGCGGATCATTTAACATCAATGTTGGATTGTCTGATAGTTTTGCGGGAACAAATTGTCTACGCATACCGCCTTCCTCTGATGGCATTTGCCTTATTTCATCTGGCTTGCAATTATCAACAAACGATCTTTTAAAAAATGCGTGTGAGTTACCGCCGGGGTTTGTAGCGCAAATAATTCCCGGTATCTTGTTCTTCCAAAACTCGCTGATCTTTAGGCCACCAGTACGAACACGCGACCTCAAAAACCGATATTGATATTCAGTCAGGTGCGTACTTTCATCTACAAGCAATAATCCTATCTCAGCACCTTGGTAGTTCAGAACTGAATTTTCATGTTGGCAATGCCGGAGATGGATTGCTGCGCCGTTGTCGAATTCAATGTCTATGGGTTCTGAATACTTGATCTTAGCTTGTCCTGTATCTATAAACGGACCCAAAAGCTCTGGAAAAGAATTAAATCCATTCATGTGATTTGCGATAAGATCAGGATTAGTGCGGCGAAATAGATATACGTGAAGATTCGGATTGTCCATACAGGCTGCGATTGCTATGACACGAAGCAACAGACTTTTGCCCGCGCCCATCGCGCCACCGAAAAGTATCTCATTGGCTTGCGAGTGAAGTACGTCCCATTGTCTAGGATGCAGAGATATTTTCACCTTTTCTCCAATGAAACAAAACTTGTGTATATTTTTTGCTTTTTTTAGTTCCGCAAATATCTTTGGCGTTCGTTTTAAATTTTCTAACTTTATATCCAGACCGTAAATTTGTCAGGTGTTCTGGCGTTAGCTTTCTTCCCATCATTTTTGCAGATCTTTTTGCTCGACATTCTGGTGACATCTTTTTGCCTCTCGTATAATCTCCTCTTTTTTTTCTGCTTTCTTCAGATTGATTCCTGCTATGCCAACTTATAATGGCCTTTGTTTCTTTTGAATGTCTAAATCCAAGCTGGCTACTTGCTTTATTGGAAATATTATATCCAGCATCTACCGCCATCAATCTATCAAGCCAGTATTGCTCTCTCTCTATTATAAGTTTCTTATTTTTTTCTAAATATTCAATAACAATAAAATCAAAACTTTCTTCCCCATGCTTATTCCAAGCATTTTGTAGATATTTATTCTTATGATTTCCTCGTCTCAAATCAATTTTATGACGCCTAAATCTTGAGCCTAAGTCTGATGCGCTTCCTATATAAAACTTTCCGTTGTTTTTATTGAAAATTTTATATATTCCAGATCGCTTATGTAGTAGTGCTACTGCCATCAACCAACTCCTTCACCACCTCTGCCTCTATCGCCTCTAGTGCTGGCTCACTCCGCATGATGATAAGTGTCTCATGCTGCACCTTGCCGTTTAGTTCCATCGTCTGTGCTGGCTTGCCATACCCACGGTCTAGCAGCTCCTTTAGCGCACCCAACACAGTCTCTAGCTTTTTGCTCTCATGTGCCATCTGTACAGCTTTACGTACAAGTCCCGGCACAGCAGCTCTGCACAGCTCTTTGATGTCATCCGTCTCTGGTAGGTCAATGGCTATCGGCTCATCCTCTACAGGAGGCGGTATGACTGCTTTTGGCTTGCCGTACAGCTTATCGTAGTCCATTGATTAGTGATCTTCCCTCGT